ACAAAAAATAGCAGATTTTGATGTGTTGTCGAATGAACCAGAAACAACCGCGGAAATTGTTAAAGAAAGATTAAAGGATATACAAATCACAAATGTGAAAATTATTAAGCACGAATCTGTTGGCGAGATCGTACCAAAGCATTATGAAATTAAAATAGGAAAAGATACTATCGCTTTTATTTATAAACCGGTCGCGTGTCACAGTTATAATATTATAAACATTCATGGTAAAAAAGTAAAGATTGCTACAATAGATACAATGCTTAGTTTTTATTTAGCTTTTTTGTATGCGGACAGACCATATTTTACAGAATTTTCTGATAGAATTTTGTGTATGTCGAAATTTTTATTTGAAGTTCAACAAAAGAACAGATTGGAGCAAAAAGGTCTTTTAAAAAGATTTAGCATAACATGTTATGGACACCAAGAAACAATAGAAGAAATGAGAGCTGAAAAGGCCAAAAAATATAACGAATTAAAAGGAAAACGAAATACGAAAGAATATGAAGAATGGTTTTTAAATTACACGCCGGAAAAAGATAGTACAAAGGAAAAAGATAGTACAAAGGAAAAAGATAGTACAAAGGAAAAAGACAGTACAAAGGAAAAAGATAGTACAAAGGAAAAAGACAGTACAAAGGAAAAAGACAGTACAAAGGAAAAAGACAATAGTGATAAGAAACATTATAGCAAAAAAGGAAAATACACAAAAAGAAGACGTGTTCGCAAAATAAATCAAACTAAGAAGTTTCGGTTCAATTATTGGGGGAAAAACAAAACCAAAAAAGGAAAATATGAAATATATTAAAAACAAAAATGTTTTATGGATTCGCTGTATAAATTAAATAAATAGTTTGATGTATGTTTGTAAATAACATTTTTTACTATCTCAGATTTGGGAGAAAAAAGTTTTTTAAAAAATAGAATAAAATATATAATATAAATTACGAGTTTCTCGATAATTTGTTTACAAACATTTTTAAAAATATCAAAACATGTCCAATCATTGACATAACTACAAAAGTTTGTTTTGTGTTGCTTTATAAAAAAAAAATGAACGTCTAGCATTCCGGTTAAGATTCTATTCAAGTTTGATTTTTCATTTTTTGCGTTTAATATGTAATAGGATTTTTCATTGAACATTATATCTACATATAAAATTTTTCTGTTATTTTTTGGGAGAAATACATATGGCAAAATTCCATCAAAAAATTTATTTTTATAGCAAATATTACCATCAATCATAAATGGAATAAAACATGATTTTATTATTGAATCTAAAAGGCAATCAATGTTTTTATATTTTGACATGACTATTTTTTTTTTGGTTTCTATATTTGTATAACTAATAAAAAGTTTATTATACAACTTTGAGCAGACATCTTTTGGTATTTTATCCTTTAAATGAGATTGAATTATGTGAGTAATATTTAAAAAGTTATTTTTCATAAAATCTGACAATAAAATATTATAAAGATTGCCTGCGAATTCTAAATCACCTATAAAATACAAAAGACCTACAAGTGATCCAATACTTGAACCTGATATTCTTTTTATTTTAATTATGTTGTTTTTTTCCATTTTTTTTAAAAAATACAGAACACCGATTAAATAACTACCGTTGAATGCGCCTCCTTCCAATACTAAATCTATTTCTATAGGAGATTCTATTTTTTTCAAATTATCTGGCAACGTTTTAAATAATTTATTTACACATCTATCTATTAGTGTCATTTGTAATATAAATAGTTATTTTAGTATTTGAAAAATACCGATTTTTATAAATTTATTTTCTGACATAATGTATTTTTAAACCTTTTTTACATTTCAAATGCCGAATAAGCAATTATAAATCTTTATTAAGAATATGTAATAATTTGAATTTTTGATAATACATTAATTACAATAACTGTTAAAAATATAGTAAATATTAGTGTTGTTATTAGTTCCATTATCTTAATTATATGTGTATATAATATTTAAGTAATAATATAATATTATTTTAAAAAACGGCGTTTGAAATGTAAAAAGGTGTAAAAAATCTTTAATCTTTATTAATAACATAAAGATAAAATTGTCTCTATAATTGTTTTGTCATGTTCAGACAAACTATTATATGTAATAGTCGTGTCGTAATAATATGACAAACACTTATCATATAGTCTCAAAATTTTCTTACTGCTAATATTTTTCATGTATTTTATTTTGATATTTTGTATTTCAATCATCCTTTTTAAAGGATGATAACGATGAGAGACTAATACTCTTAAAATATTGTTTCTAAACTTCATGTAAGAAGCGTGATCGCCTTTTATTTGAACGTTACAAGATATGAATAAAACACAAATTATTATTAGAATTAAATCCATTTTATTATTGTTCATACTTAAATATATTTTTATTGAATATATTTAAATCATTTTTATTTTTTTTGTAAAACCTTCAATATTTCTGTCAATTTTGCGTCCATATTTTCCATTTTATCATTCAAATTTTTTATATTTTCCTCCATATAAATGATTTTTGTATTTGTATCTGTATTTGTATTATTTATTCTATTTATATCATTATTATTTACATTTTTTTCTTCAATTATTAAAGAAATATTATCTGAATCTTCTTTTAACATAGAAGGTAACAACTTAAATTTTTTAAAAATATTTGATGCAGGTATATTTACCTTTTTTTCGTTTTCTTCATCTTCCCAACTTATGTGTTTTTTTGGGGAACTATTCAAATCAATCACATCATTTTGATAAATTGTATTTGTTAAATCTTTATTATCTATTTTAATATATTTTATTTGATTTGCAATATTTTGACTATTTTTTTTTTGTATATTTTGGGTTTTTTGTATAATTTTGTTTTCCTGTACAATTGTGTTTTCCTGTACAATTGTGTTTTGATGTACAACTGTACTTTGCTTTTCATTTCTGACCGATGAACTTTGTGGCTTCAACCAATTATCTGCTTGTTCCAAATTAAATGATTTATTTATCTGCTCAATATCATAATTTCTTTGACTCATTATTTTTTTTACCTCAATCTCCATTTCACTCATTGGAGTGTCAGCAGTGTCGCTAAAATTGGGTTTTTCTGGTACATGTAATGTCATAGCATTTGTAAATTCTTGTTGTTTTTTTGCTAATTGTTTTTCAAACTCATTTTGTCTCTCTGATTGTAATTCTTCAAAAGTTATCATTTCCTTTTTATTTGGTTGTCCATTAATAATTTTAGACGGAAAATTTTTATTTACATAACTAATTATTATTGAAATAATTTTTTTATTCAATTCTACTAGACTCATTGCTCTGGGATTTTGTTTTTCGTTCTCGTAAAAAGGAATAATAAATTGGTTAAAGGTATTTTCTATATTTTTTATTGTATCACTTGATTTATTTTTAAATATGTCTTCATCAATCAATACATCCCATATTAATTTTATGTTTGACTTTGATAGAAAATCAACTGCTGACATTTATATTAATTTTAATGTGATAATATATTTATATTTTTATACGATGTAAATATATTTTGTATAATATAAATGTTTTTATAAATCATCATTGAAATATATTTTTCTAAAACTTTCCATATACTCGTCTTTCAAAATATGTGTTTTAAAATAATGACCTGACAATTTGTCCTCTAGTAAATGAACTATGAAAAAAATACTATAAATACCACATTCTGTATCACCATATTGATGTTCAACAGGATAATTCTGATCAAATTTAAAATTTATTTTGGGGTTTAGTAATTGTCCTTGTTTCTTTATTCTCTTAACTAACTTGAGTATTTCTTTGGGCGCTTTATCCCCTACACTATCAAAAAAGAATATTGTTGCTGTTTTTATGTTAATAAACATACTTATCCAATGTTGTCCTGGTTTGTTATGTGGGTCTGTATTAAAAATAATTCCTATTTTTGTCTTTCCATTTTTTATTAGTTGTTCTAAATTTAAATGACATAATTCTTCCCAAACGCATTCACCATATATTTTTGTTTTATCAAAATCGATTGGTGTTGGACCTATAAATTCATAACATTTATATGCTTTTTCATATTGTTTCATTACAGCACTAATTTCTAAACTAGATAACCATTCATTTGGATTTCTTTTCCATTCATGGGGGGATTCCGGTGCAAATGAATCGACTAATAATTCATTCGCGTTTTCACTAGCAAATTGTTGTTTTAACCAGCATGATTCTTTATTACAAACCTTGTTTAAATATTTTGTTAACAAAGAATGAATTTCTTTTGTATTATTTGTTTCTATAACAACATCCGGATGTCTCGCATTCCATAAATCTCTCAATTTATACAAAGATTTGTCCGTATAGCATGAAAAATCATTTATCTTGCTTTTATCCTTAGGACTACAACGCAAATTTTTTTTTGATATTTTTAACCCTTTGTTATATACTTTTTTTGTGTTATTGTGAAAACCTCCCTTTATTTTATTTTTCCTTTTATTTGGAGTTAATTTTTTTTTAACATTCATTCTTTTAAACCTCATTTTTTTTGTTGTTTTCATAAATATTACTGATATTTTTCTTTTTACTAATACCTTTATTTTTTAAATTCTCATCATTTAGATTAATGTCCTTTTGTTTTGGTAATATCACTTCTTCTTTCACATGGGTGTTTTTTATGGTAATAAAATTATCTAATGTAGGATTAATTATTTTTATGGTTGAACGAGCAAAAAGTTTATCTACCTCTTTTTGTTCTTTTTCATTTTTATCATTTTCTAAATCATAATCTATCACTTTTTCAAATTCTTGATTTTGATTTTGATTTTGTTTTTGTTTTTGTTTTTGATTTTGTTTTTGATTTTGATTTTGATTTTGATTTTGATTTTGATTTTGATTTTGATTTTGATTTTGTTTTTCTTCTTGTTCTTGTTCTCGTTCTATTTTATTAATTGTTTCAAATTCAGATTGTATTATATCATTGTTATCTGATACCTTAAACGAATGAATACATGCTTTTACATAATTATCGAAAGCGTATTTTACATCCGGTAGTAACCCATCAACTTCATCATTTGTGTATAAAAAAGTTTTTGTCAAATTAACTATCCTTTTTCTGTAAAAAAATATTTCTTTTTTGTCCATTTTTTTTGATAATTTGTTTTTTATATATTTTTCATATTGCTGTTTGTTCAATAAACAATCCAGAGTTACTTGATTCACAAAAGATTCAGACATCAAATAATAATACTTTTTATTTTTATTTGATTATTTTATTTTAATTATTTTAACTATTTTAACTATTTTTAATTGGAGGGATATCTTGAGGCGTAAGATCTTTTATTTGTGTTCTTGTAGAATTATTAAACATAGCATATCCAACATCTTCACTAAATTCATTCGGGTTAAATTCATTGAATGTTTCATTTTTAAATAAATATGTATGTGGTTGATCTACCTTATTTGTTGGAACAAAAGAAAATTGGTAAAGATCACTATTACTTGACGGTACATACACACTTTGACTCGATTTTTGTAAAGCGTATATTTGATTTCTTAATTCTGATTCTACATTAACGTTAGATGCAAACCCTGACCAAGGTGATGTTGTATTTCCTGGATTAAATGTATTATTTATATTATACGTAGGCATCACATTCAGTTCGGTCTTTATTTTACGTCTTGGATCAACAACTGGATAATAAGAATACTTGGTCATTACCGGTCTAACGTCTAAATATGGTTGAAGGGGTTTTGATGGAATATTTCTTTCATATATTCTTATATTTATTTCATTTTGAAATTTTGAACCACATGTATTATTATTTTGATTATTCATTTTATAATATAATATAATATATTATAAAATATTGTATATATAATTACTCAAATAATTTTTCGTTATCCTTAAATTGAGAACCTTTTTCGTAGTCATTCATTAAATTGCGACAATTTGTATTGACTGTTTCTATATAATTTAAATAAAAATTTATTTTTTTATGTATTGTCTCCATTTTTTTACAACTAAGATTTTGAAATTTTTTTGCGCAGTATTTACCTATATTGGCGTCATTTTCTTTTTTCATCATTTCATCTAATATAGCACAGTTTTCTTTATTGTTATAAAGACATGATTCTGTTTTACAACTAGCAGCGCAATTATTTCTGATTTTTTTTAGATATTCTATTTGCTCTCTTATTTGTCTTTCTAAACGACTAAATGGTACCCTCCCTATTTCTTTTGTCATTTCTTTAACGTCTATTTTGTCTTGAGGGTTTGAACCACCCCTTTTAAATATATTTGTTTTATTTTTTTTTATTTTTTTATTTGTTCTATTTGTTCTATTTGTTCTATTTGTTCTATTTGTTCTATTTGTTCTATTTTTGAGTGTTTTATACATATTGATATTATTTTTGCTTTTATTATTTTTTCTACTTTTATGTTTTTTACTAAATTTCATATATTATATTAATATTTTTAAATATATATAAAGGTTTAATATTATTACTAATAATAATGTGTGGTATTTTTGCTCTTCTTAATGTCTATAAAAACAATTTAATTTTTAATAGTTATGTTGAAGAAGAATTTGAAAAGGGAAAGAATAGAGGTCCTGAATTTTCTAAACTGGACAACAGTTATATTAAAATGACGCTTGGGTTTCATCGTTTGGCAATTAATGGTTTAAATCAGGAATCTAATCAACCATTAGTTATCGATGATATTGTACTCATTTGTAATGGAGAAATATATAACTATAAAACATTGTATAAATACATTGGAGTTCAACCTAAAACTGGTTCTGATTGTGAAATCATTATTCATCTTTATAAAAAATATGGTATTGAACAAATGCTTACTATGTTAGATGGAGTGTTTTCTTTTGTTTTATTTGATAATCGTATACAATTAAATACACCTATTTCTAATAAAGTTTATGTTGCTCGTGATCCATTGGGAGTAAGACCATTGTATTATCTTAAACAACAAATGTATTATAACACTTTTTATGGTTTCGCATCTGAAATGAAATGTATAAATAATTTTCACCGGGGAGCGGAATGTGATTTAAATATCAATATTAAACAGTTCACACCAGGTACATATTCAGTGTTTAATTTGAGCGACAAAGTGAATTCAGTATGGGAACCAATAATTGAATTCAAACCTTATTTTAATCTTGGCGCCCCACAATCTGTATTCACTAATTTTGAAAAAAGTAATTTTGTATTTGACGCTAACATTAAAAACATATCGCTTTTTTTAGAAAACGCTGTCAATAAAAGATGCTTCACAACTGAACGACCTATTGCGTGTTTGCTTTCCGGAGGTCTTGATAGCAGTTTAATTACTGCTTTGGTGAATAATTACTACAAATTAAATAATATTGAACAAAAATTAGAAACATATAGTATCGGATTACATGGTTCGGAAGATCTTAAACACGCAAAAATTGTTGCGGACTATTTGGGTACAAATCACACCGAAATAATTGTAACAGAAAAAGAAATGTTTGAAACCATTCCAGAACTCATATACGCACTTGAAAGTTATGATACTACTACAGTAAGAGCAAGCATTGGAAACTATTTACTGGGAAAGTATATTTCACAACACAGTGAAGCAAAAGTCATATTTAACGGTGACGGATCTGATGAATTGTGCGGTGGATATCTATATATGAATCACTGTCCGGATTCGATTGAATTTGACAAAGAAACGCGCAGATTATTAACAGATATTCATTTGTTTGATGTTTTACGCTCAGATAAATGTATTTCTTCTCACGGATTAGAACCTAGAACACCATTTCTAGATAAAAATTTCGTTCAGTTTTACATATCATTGCCGATTAACCATCGATTCCATAAGCAAAATGGTCATTGTGAGAAATATTTGTTAAGACGTAGTTTTTGTCAGGATACATTTACTGATTATGAGGGAAAACAGTTACTTCCAGATGAGATACTATGGAGGCGAAAAGAAGCGTTTAGTGACGGTGTTAGCAATCATGGTCGTTCTTTGTATACGATTCTACAAGAACACATATTTAATTATTTGACAAAAAATCCACCAAATACGTCAATAAAATTTTCAGCAAACATAGAAACTGAAAAATATTATTATAAATCATTATTTGATAAACATTTTTCAAATGTACAAGATATTTTACCATATTATTGGATGCCGAAATATACAAACGCCACAGATCCAAGTGCAAGGACTTTAGATATTTATAATAGTTAAATTTTATTAATTACAAATGATTAACTACAATTAATTACAAATTATTTATATAAATAATATTTATTTATATAAATGGCAAACAAAAAAAAATATTCCAATCGTAGAATAAGAAGAGCAGTTAGAAGAAGTAGAAAAAACATGAAAGGTGGGGAACGTACGCAATCTCATAAAAAAGATTCAAATAATAGCATTGTAGATGCTGATGTTGCTATACAACAAACAGTCGTGGAAAGAAGATTGGAAACTATTCAACAAAAATATCAATCTTTACAAGATGAATTTCATGATACACAGAGTGAGAAAAACAAATTTATTGAACACTTTGATAAATATCTAAAAGATATGGGAAAGGAAGTTTTTGAATTCAAATCTATGCCAGACGGAACTGAGAAAGATAACAAATTATCAGAATTACAAAGCAAATATGGTAATTTAAAACAAGAAAAAGATGATACCGTAAAAAAGATTGCGGACTTTGAAAAACAAATGAAAGAAATTCAGGAGAAGATAGATGAAACATTAAACGAATTGTCTGAATTTGTTTCAGAAATATTAAATGTTTAAGTTTAATTCTACATATAATATATGAGTAATATAAGTGATACTTTATATAAAATACAAGAAAAAGGTTTCAAAATGTTTATTTATATTTCATATTTCTTATTATTTTTAACTGTAGTTGGATTATCTCAATACGCTCCTCAATATATTAAAGAAATTGATTATTACGTTAAAATATATGTTTGTCTTTTTTTAATCATACGTTTTAACCCTTTTCAAAATATCCAATTTACTGAATTGGATAGAAAAGTTGCATTCAGTGCCGGATTGTTTATTTTGACGACTACCGCATTTACACAGTATTTTGAAAAAATATCATCTAAAACTTCAAAATACGTAAGGGATAAAATTACATCCTTGAATAATTAAAACAGCAAATTTCTCATAATATTTTATTTCAAGTTTTTATAAAATATTTATTTCTAATGATTTATTATGTTATTATATGTATTAATAATTGTAATAATATTTTTAATTTTACTTTATTTTATGTATTTAAATAAAACAAATATTGTAGAAGGAATTTTTGAGAATAATAACGATATAAACAATGAAAAATATACAGCTGTAATAATAGAACCTAGAAAACATAAAGCCTTAGAATTTGTGTTAGAAAATTTTGCGGAAAATTTATCTAATGATTGGGATTTTATAATATTTCATGGTAATTTAAACAAAGATTATATAATAAAAATATTAAATTCAAATTCAATATTGAAAGAAAATATGTGTAGAATAAAATTAATAAATTTAAATGTTGATAATTTAACGATAAAAGATTATAATAATTTATTAGTTTCAAAAGAACTGTATAAAAAAATTCCAACAGAAATATTTTTAATTTTTCAAACGGATTCAATTATTTGTAAGACAAATAAAGATTTAATAAATAATTTTTTAGAATATGATTACGTAGGTGCACCTTGGAAAAAAAATAAAACAGTAGGTAATGGTGGTCTATCACTTAGAAAAAAAAGTAAAATGATAGAAATAATAGAAAATTGCCCTTATGTAAATCAACCAGAAGATGTATATTTTTCCGGGTCTTGTCCAGAAATATTTAGAAGTAAACCAGATTTTGAAGACGCTAAAGAATTTTCAGTAGAAAAAATTTTTAATGATAAAAGTTTTGGAGTTCATAAGGCATGGGAAAATTTAAACGGCGATGATTACGTAAATAAGGTTAAAACTTGTGATGGTTTAGATACATTAAGAGAATTACACGGATAACATTTAATTTTAAATCTTCAAAGGTGTAAACAAATTAAAAATCACTAATATAATTAACCATAATAATTTTCGTTTCAATTTCTTAGTTTTATTGTTTTATTCTTCATATTTTTTTTGTGTCTATTGGTTCTTCTTTTGTTATTTTTTTTGATCTTATTTTTCACACTTCTATTAAAAAACTCTTGTAAATGTGTCATAATTTCCTTACTTATTAGCGTATCTACATGTGTATCTTCTTTTGTTTTATTTTGAACATTAAATAAAAATTGATTAAAGTAATCAATCATACATTTTTTGAAATTGATTTTTTGTGTTATTAATTTACTATATTCGTCACTTCTCATAAATCTTTTTAATATTTCATCAATACTTAAATCATGAGTATATGGTTTTAAGTTAATATAAAATACTTTTTTGTTGGACATTTCTGGATAATACACATCATCTAAAAAACATACCTCCGCATGTGATGGTATTTTAGTACATTTCACTAAATCATGATATGTCTTATCATGTGTCGTTCTACATATTTCTATTTGCTTTCCATTAATTTTAAACGCAGAAATAATTTGATCAAACAATTTGTAATTTATTTTAGACTCAAAATAGGAGATTATATAGTTTGCCCAAGATTTAGGTGCTTGATTGTTTGTATATATCATCATTCCATGACAACACTGAGAAGTTTTTTTATTTTTTAAATATTTTAAAATGTTGATTATATTTGGTCTTAAAAATTCTGGATACAAATCCAAAATATTATTAAAGCATTTTTGATCCAAAATATTGCTCTTTTTTTCATAATCTTTTATAAATCTAATTAAACAATCCCAAAAAATACCAAACTCAACAAAATAACCTAATGTCTCATCCATATCGAATACAACAATTTTCATATTATTATGTATATATATATACACATAATAATATTTACAAATATATAAACATTTTACACCTTTGGACATTTAATAATGATCTAAATTAATAATATATATAAATTAATATAATATTTTCCTCTACTATATCATAATGCCACCAAAATATTATGATATAATTATTATAGGGAGCGGAATAGCAGGACTTTATAGCGCATACAATATTAAACAAATGTCGCCTGACACATCATTTATTGTTTTGGAAAAGTATAAAAAACAATGGATCGGTGGTAGGACGAGCAACGAAATGTTTTATGGAACTCAAGTAGTAACAGGAGCAGGTATCGGAAGGAAAAACAAAGACAAATTATTGATAAAATTATTAAAAGAATTAGACATACCGTACAAAGATTTTTTATTCAAACCATATTATTCACAATTAATAAAACACAACATGGATATTAATAAAACTACTGAATATTTGAAAAAAGAGTACGAAAAAATGAAACACAATAAACCTTATACATTTAAAGAGTTTGCTAAACCTGTTTTAGGTAACCAAAAATACAACGAGTTTTTAACTTATGTTGGTTATAGAGATTATGAAAATGAAGACGCATTGGATGTCATTGATAACTATGGTATGGATGATAATATTTGTTGTTGGAAGGGAATGTACGTTCCTTGGAAACAAATGATTATGAAACTTTACGATAAAATAGGCGCAAACAATGTAAAAACTTCTATGAATGTTGTATCTGTTTCAAAAATTAGAGGCACTGCTTCGCAGTGTAGATTTTTAGTAGAAACAGAATCAGGTATAGTTTTTGAATCCAATAAAGTAATTTGCGCTACCACTATCAGTGGTATTAGAAAGATTGTACCAGGTGCTTCTCTCAAAAATAGTATTTACAACCAAATTGAAGGTCAAAATTTCCTTAGGTTATATGGGAAATTTACAAAATATTCTACTCAAATAATGAAACAATATGTAAAAGGTTATACTATTGTTCCTGGACCATTACAAAAAATTATACCCATGGATGCTGATAAAGGAGTATATATGATTGCTTATTGTGATAATAAAAACGCAAGTTTTTTCAAAGATCATCTCAAAGATACAGAAGAAAACAGGAAAATTTATTGTTATTTATTAGAAAAATCACTTGGAATACC